GCATCGACAAGAAGTCTGTAGGTAATCCTACGGTAGAGTCACCACCTGTCGTATTTGCTGTAGCTACAACCAACATCTGACGAGTTCTGAGTTCTCTACGCAGACGTAATTCAGCCAACTGGATGAATGTAGGAATCATAGCCGTTAAATCACTACGAGCTAAGTAACTAGCTATCGTAGTCTTTAGTTCACTGTATGTACTAAAAGCCATATTATTCCTCTAGTTGCTCAAAATCTTCCCAGCCGTACTCATACGTACCTACGTGTTTGATGTGCATAGAAAGCTCGTGATCCACGTAAGTATCAAAGCCATTATCACCAGCCTTAACGCAAAAGTGAACATCCTCACCGACTACACCTGTTGGCCCCCATCCTGCATCAAACCACGGCTGAGGAACCTTCTCAAACACTTCCCTACGAATCATTACCGCCCCAAAACCAACAGCAGTAATCTTCTCAATACCTTCCTTACCACGAGAATCGACATTAGACCAATGATGGCGAATACCTTTCTCATCCTCTGACTTAACTAACAACTTAGCAGTAGGCATACATGGCTTACGTCTAGTGACAGCATTGACACCGACAATCCCTACCTCACGAGATAACATAATCGTTATCAGATCAGGAGGGAAACGCATATCGCTATCAATGTACAGAACAGCGTCACAGCCCTCTTTTAATGCTACCTGAGCTAACTTCTCACGCTGATCGAATATAAGCGTTCCAGGCATCGTATAGAGGCTTAGACCACCCTTACCGTCCTTGCATCGAACAGACGCATCGTGTGCAGCCATCCTAGCAAAATCAAACGCAAAACCTGTATGTACTTCGTCTCTACATGGAATACAAACGCCAACTCTCACACTGTTCCCCGATATATCTTTAATACTGCTTGGTCAGGATGATTAAACCACTTTTTAAAAGCAACTTCATCAACAATAACAAATCCACGCATGATCCCCATTTCATTTAGCTTATCAATAGCCGTAAAAGGTATTGAGCCAATCAAATGTAAATCTTCGGTTGCTCCTGTCCTAGCTTTATCAATGTCTCTAAGAACTTGATTACGTTCTAAGATGTCAGTTATATCTTGATTAGTTTCGATGATAATGCCGCCATCACCGTCCGCATGAACTGTTTGAGTGCGATAGTTTTCCATTAATCCCTCTAAAAAGCCCCCACCATCAGGCAGGGGCTAGTCAAATTACAGCGAGAAGTCTAAGTCAGCAACGATACCATGTGCTGCTTCGTTCTTCACTTCCAAAGTTACTTCAGCAAGAATCTGAGTTTTCTCAGAGTCACCAGACTTAGCCAATTCATTAGTCATGAATGGACGTAAGTAAGCCATAGCTGCATACTCAGGATCCAAGATCAACATATCACGACTACGCATGAATCTGTCAGGCACTATACTCAGAGTCCCAAAATCGCTAGCGTAGAGATCAGCCGCCCCCACGATAACACCAGGTTCTGCTTTCGTTAATTGATAACGATTAACAGCGATACCAGCAAAGGTAGATACCTTCTGCTTACCTGCTGAACCAACGAATACAGCCTTTGGTGAACCACCCGCATCAAAGATTGAAGCGATAACAGTTTTCATCAATGCTTCAGTTGCAGTACGCTGTGTACCATCGGTACGAGTAGAAGTACCTGAAGTTGCTGGAGCAGAGCCACCACTGCCTTGTGAGCTGTTGGACTTGATCCATGACAACAATGAACCCATAGTACGAGCTACAGTTGATGTACCTGCTGACTTACCTTGATTAGCAGTGATGATAGTTTCTAAGTCACGCTTAATTTCAGCAGAAGCCTTAGCTAACTGGTAAGCCTTTTCTGACTTACGACCTGCTTTGTTAACTTTATCCAAAGTACCAGAAACTTGAACAGTTTTCTGTACGATCTGTGTGTAGTTACCTACACGAGTCGTTGGAGAAGCAGTTATAGATGTAGCGTCTGCACCCTCAACGGCCGCATTAGCTGTCGTAGCGGCAGAAAGTGAATCCGTCTGCCATTCATGATAAACAGCAGTCGCAGATGTTTTACCTATGCTAGACATGATAGGAGTGTCAACAGGACTGATATTATAGATAACATCAGATAAATCTTCACGCATACCGATAGCGGTAAATGTTTGATATGTAGGCATTATATTTCCTTATAAGAATCGTTCAAAAGCGGCTGCGGCATCACTAATCTTTCCAGATTGTCTAGCTCTAGCCTTCAGTTTTTTAATATCCTCAGCTCCACTATCTCTTGGGTTTGATACTCCAGGCTTCATAGCCTTTGGAGCGTCATTCACCTTCTTAGCAATAGCTGGTTGCGATGCTTTCAATTTATCGTACTGCATAGCTTTATATAGCGTTAATACTGCACGAGAATCAAATACATTCGCTAGTTCATCATCCGAGAATCCCGCCTGTTTACCGTAGCTGCGTATCTCTTTACGGATCGCTTCACCTTTAACAGGATCAGCGTATTCAGGTAACGCACCGACTAACTTCTCAGCTTCCTGTGCGACCGTTGCACGTAGTTGCTGCTGTCTGTCATATTCTTGCTGTTGAGCGATCTGTTGTCTCTCAGCACGAACCTGCGCTAACTGCTTTTCCCTCTGAGACATCTCTGCAACCTTAACAGCGTAACCGATAGGATCGGTCTCTTTCAGGTATTCCAGATTCTCTGTTTCTTGAGGCTGCATCAAGGCTTGCTCAATGTATTGCAACCTCTCCGCATAAGTATCACGGAGTTGCTTAGCTTCTTGAACTGCATGGCGTTCAGCTTCAACTGCCTTACGTTCTTCAGCTACAGCTTGCGATTTCTTTGTATAATCAGTGCCAAGTTGATATGACTTAATAAGCTCATCAAGGGTTACATCACGTTCTTCTCCCGCAGCTTTCACTCGGAATGTTCGATGTTCCTCTGACTCATCAGCTTCTTCTTGTTCTACCTCAGATTCGTCCGATTCCTCGTATTCCTCTGATTCGGCATCGCTATCGTTGGATTCTGTGCGCTGTTCTGGTTGTTCCTGTTCGGAGCCGTCATCAGTACCCATTAATCCCAAAATAGCGTTAGCTGCACCATTTACATCTAACTGTGCATTTCCTTCTGGAGTCATGCTTTCAGTATCGCTCATGTTTTCATTTCCATAATTATATAGGGAACCGCCCTATACGGACTACAAAATCTTCCATCTTTTTGCGTCAATGAGCTTCTGGTTAGTAAGCCCCTGAATATAACCTTCTATATCCTCTAGAACTCGGAGGCGTAGATACGCTTGTTCACGTTGTTCCATGTCGCTGTAATCTGTACTTCTAAACTTCTGTATCTCTAATTCTTTTAACTCGTTCATTACCTCAATGAATCGCTCATCTTGAAGTAATCGAGCTGCCCAATCTGCCTTACTCATTGGACTAAACCACCTAATTCTTTAATTGCTTTCAGGACAATCTCAGCTTGCTTCTGACGCATCTGCTCGTCTGCCATATCCATCGTTAGGATTGCCTGTAACTGTTGAACAGCTAACTGTGCTTCTTTAATCTTGATGTCAGCCTGTTGCTGCTGATTCTTCATAGCCATCTCTAGACCCTTTTGGGTATATTGGGCTTCTAGTTCCTGCTGCTTTAACTTTAGCTTCTCAGAGTCAATCTGCGACTTCGCAGCGATCTTCTCTCTTTCAACATTCGCAAGCATCTGAGCAATCTCTGCCTGTGCATCTGGTGAAGGCGGTTGTGGCTGCGCTAACGCTGCGTCCTGCTCTGGAGTTATCTCGTTAATGAAAGCATTAGCATCTTTAAACCCTGCTGACTCAATAAACTTTGCTAACGTGGTGCGATACTGTCCTACCGATACTAGCGGATTAGATGGCCCGAACTGCTGCAATATCTGCTCTTGTTTAGCTAGAATCATCTGCAACATTGCTAACTTCTGATCTCTGTCACCAGAGCCAAGACCTACGTTAATGCTAATGTCGTATTCATTCGCCCATGTTCTAGGATCGTATTGAACATACTTACCACGCATACGGATAATCTTAGCCTTGTCCTGATACTTGCCCAATAGATGCAAGATAGCTCTGAACAACGACTTAACGCCAGTGTCAGCAAAGATACGAGCGATCAACTCCAACTTACCGCTATTAGACTTCATCATAGCCGCTACAGCAGTTGCAGTGACGTTAGATAATATATCTGGATCTAAACCTGAATTAGCGTCTGATACGCCTGTACGCTTGGCTGCTACACCGTCAAGATACTCAAACATCGGGAACGCTTGACCTGTAACGCTAGGTACTTGTAACGGTATCAGAGCATTAGGATTCTTAACTCGGATAATGCCACCAGGAGTAGCGTTAAGCATATCGTCAAGGTTAACCTGACCATCGACCACACCAACACGAGCATTGTTGGTGAGATACAAGTTATCTAAAGTCTGACGCATTAACGTTGACTTGATTAACTGAATGTCCATCGTTCTATCAGCTAATGACTGACCAAAAAACTTGTGCGGGATTGGGATAGGACACAACGAATGGAATGGAATTATGTCCGTTTCATCGTCATACAGAATCTCGTTACCGCAGTAAACAATCCTGCGTAACTCAGCGATACCGTCCTCGTCCTCGTCAATACGTATATAGCACTCGTATATCTCAACTGTCTGCATTGAGAAGTCTAAGCTAGGAGCTGAATCAGGCTGTTCACCTTGATCGAATCGTGCGATACGCTCAGGACTGTAAGTTAGATCGTCATACGTTGGCAGACTGTCAACTACGTCCTTGTCGTAGCCCATAGCAATCAAATCACTACGTGGCACTAAACGTCTGTGCGCTACGAACGGAGAATCATCAATAGTCTTAGCTGCCTTAGAGATCAAGAATTCTTCTGGTGGCACGTTCTCAATACGCACATTACCTGACTTCTTAACCTTCTTAACCGTTACAGAGTAAGACGGAGCCATAATCGGCATACCCATCTCGTCAACGCCAGCCTCTACCATCTCTACCTTCTGACGTACAACTTCCATTGACTCGTCAGATAGCAATAAAGCAAGTTCTTCTTCTGTTAGGTTCTTGTACTTTTCTTTGACTACATCTTCTTTTGATTCCCAATAAGACTTAACGATACCTGTCTTTTGTAGCAGAGCATCTTTAAACCAATTGTGCAGAATCAACAGACCTTCGTTCTCACGATAGAACACCCAGTTACAGTATTCAGTAGCTTGTTTTGCGCTTTCCTCGTCATTAGGTGACTTAGGCTCAAAGTAAACAATATCTTCTGTTGTCGTAAAGACACGTAGAAGCTGTGGCAATGCGCCATCAATAGCTTCAGCCACTTCGCCTGTAACGATCTGGCTACGACCTTCTACCTCATTGCCGTAAGCCTCACGCAAGTAATACTGTAAGGCTCTAGTACGCTCGTCAGTAGTCTCAGAGTCGATGAACCCGATTGCGTTCTCAATCTCGTTATCTAAGATACCTTTTACTTGTCCTGAATCCATAGCTAAACCCTATGCGGATATTTTGCTTATTATACAACCCATTTAGTATTAATTGTGATATTTGATGACCATGAATCGTCTGATTCGTCAAGCGTTATCGCTAAATACCTGAAACTATCTGAAGCGTGTGATGCCCAATCATGTAGCGGCTTCTCGTAATAGACGTTCTGCTTCTCGTTGTACTCTCTACGGTAGTTACGTAAAGCATTAACGCCTTGCTTAGTCTTATCCTTGTCAAACCAACAACGTGGTAACAGCCTACGCACTGCCTGTATGCCGTCAGCCACACTCAGTCTAGGAGCTACTGTAATCTCTAGCCCTGCTTCTTGGAGGACTTCCTTGCGACTCTTTCCTGTCCCCATCTCACGGACTTCAACGTCATGTGGAAGGTACTGGTCGAAACGCTCATATCTATTTTCTTTGAGCCAATTGACATACCAATCAAGCCCGACCCCGTGGTTTTCCACGAAATCAATGAGCCTGACTTCCTTGCCAACCAGTTGAGCCACCCACAAGCAAGTAGAGTCACCCATACCCAAATCCCAAGCCACATAAGACTTGCAAAGATCATCACGGTCAACAGTGGTGATACGACCTTTTGCTTCAAGATCGTTGATAATCTGCCCATAGTAAGCCCCTTCTACGGCACTGTTAAAGTTACATTCGAACTCTTGTTGGTACTTGTCCTCGCCCATCTCAGCACGAGCTGCGTTAAGTTCTGACTCAGGAATGATGCCAGTTTCACTAGCTTTAAACTCTAGTAACTTCCATCCTTCAGTAACCTCTGCCCTATCACGGAAATCTGCAAAGTGATTCCTACCACGAGGCGTTCCTATGAATAAACATTTGCCCATTCTGTCAGCTAGAGCTGGACGTATTACTTCGTTCCATATCTTCGGGTTCTGATCCCCGATCTCGTCCAAGCAAACCATGTCAAAGTATTGACCACGAAGAGAATCACTATTATCGGAGCCATACAAGCTAATCCTACGACCCCAAAAATCAACCCTAAGCTCCGATATATTAGCAACAGCACCCAGTGGACGAGTAAATTCAAGTAGATAGTCCCAAGCAACACGCTTCGATTGAGCGTAAGTAGGAGCAATGTAAGCAAATCTAGGATTAGGTTTATCGCACTCAATGGCCGCCTTTATCAAGTGATTGATGGCACTTACAGTTTTCCCACATCTTCTATGGGCAACTACGACTGTAAACCTGTGATTGTCAATTGCCTCGTGAATCTCTAACTGCTCTTTACGAGGTTTGTAATTGATTACTATTTCTGCCATGTGACGCTATGCTCTACTGCACCACCGTCTGCACCTGTGATCTCTGACCTAGCCAACTTAGGTACGTGATACTCACACAGCTTATTCATTAGGTCTAAAGCCTTATAAGGATCATCCTTAGCTACCTGCTCTAGCCATCCATCCATCTTATCTACGTTACGTTCTAGTAGCTTTGCAATAGCTTCCTTAACGATAGATGTTGACTTATTGACCGCACCTTTAGGTCTGCCCTTACCCATGTTAGTAAGATTAGCTATTCGTGCATCTTCGTCTATTTTACTGGTGTAATCTGTTTCCATTTTTGCATTACCTTTCTGGTGTCATGCTATCTTACTTTTGATTCTGATAGTAAATATAAATTGTGTTATCTGTTTATTCCTGTAAACTATCTGTTCTAACTGGAGATCATATGACCTTACTACCTGTCGTTAATACAGAAGAAAAAATGTCTAAAAAGATGTTTGATGCTTTGTGTCTATTTGAAACATATTGCGCTGTCTCAGGCATTGATTCTGTAACATACCAACAAGTTATCGATTATTTAACATCTCATTACGGTTCTGAGTTATCTCAGCACTTTATGCCTAAATATTTATTTAGTACCCAAGTTTCTTTAGCAGATCAGCAGTAATTACCCCTGCATATGGTTTCATTTGTAAAGCTCTAATATCTGTTTGTCTTGGAGCCGCAGGGTTTGGAACTCCTCTAGCCTGAGTAACCTGTGGCAACAATTCAAAAATATTATGCTGCTGCTCTAATCTTCCTAAGCCCTGACCAGGCACACCACGAGGATACGATGGATGACCAGATTGCTGAATCATTGGCTTACCTGCAAATATTTCTCCAACATTCATAATTCCAGCGTCAGGAGCAATTAACTGCTTTGGATCAGCTACAGCTAATCTAGCCTCACCAATACTTAAACCACCAGATTCTCTAAAATTTTTATCTAATGCATTTTTTAGTGCTTTTCTTGCTTTGTCTGGCGCATTTCTAAATTGATCTACGCTACCTTCAGCACCAAGACCATTCCAACTTGGAATAAATTGCTTTATTTCTTTATTAACTTTTGTTTTTTCTGACTTTGATAACGCACTATCTGCGTAAGTAATCATTGTCTCACCTGTCATGTGAGCAAAATCACCACCAGTTGGAGCCATTCTCCACGGTATATACAAAGGATCCTGTCCTGTTACGCCTTTAATAACCTTTGCATTTTCTATTAATTGTTTAACAGGCTGCTGACCAGATGCCCATACTTGACCAGGATTTTCAAACATATATCCTTGACCGCCAAGCAATCCAACTGGCCTATTTAAAGTTACATCATTTATTTTTACTAAATTACCACCAGAGGCAGTCCTATCTGACATACTGGTAATAAATGGTCTGCCTTCATAATCAGCCAAACTTACTGTTGGAACTTGTATTTTGCTTGTTGGATCTACTACAGTTTTTAGATTCTTTAATCGTTCTTGCTCTAATTTTCTTGGATCAAATCTAGGGTCAAACTGCAATCCACTGCGTAATGCGCCTTTAGGAGCTGTTCCTACTGAACTACCACCTGTAGCTGTCATAGCCACATTTAACGCTTCCTGTGGCCCTAATTCGTATCCTTGAGCTGCTGTGGCTGGTGACGATATTGCCTGAGCCGCATCGTAAATAAACTGAGGGGCTAATAATCCCTTCTTTTTGCTATATCGTGGAAGAACTCCTAGTCTCTCAGGATCAGGCAACATACCAAATGCTTCATATGTCTGTCTTTCAACTGGAGATAGCAAACCTTGTGGATTAGCCATATATTTCCTCGTACTTGTCAGGACGATTAGTCCGTATCCATTCTCTTGGTTCTTCGTGGCACTTATTGAAGTCCATTCCTACAGTTTGTGATCCTGCATGATGCACGTAGGCTGTGCTTACAAAATGACTGAACCCTGCTTTAGATAGATCATCGCACATAATGTTATCTGAATACCAATTAGTGCTGGGGAATCTTGCTACGTCAAATGCTTGTTTATTGATGTAAGCAAAAATAGGCGCAATAACCCCTACTTCCTTGATGTGATCTTCTGATTCGTATTTTAACCCAACGATAGAATCATTAGTAATACTACAACGAATATTTTGATCCCAAAGTACATAGTCACTTCTTGCTCCTACGAAACCTAGTTTGTCTGTGTGATTCTTTAGTAGCTCAATATCTGACTGTAGATTCTTGTAAGTTGTCGGAGTTATAACAATGTCATCGTTAGCAATGATAATCTCGTCATACTTATCGTAGAACGCCTTAGCCATAGCTTCGTTATACGCATCACCAAAGTTTGTAGCTACGTTGTATATCCATGTGTGTACAAGTTCAGCGTCCTCAGTATTTTTACTGGATAGATATACAGGTATGTTCGGACAATACGCCTTTATGCTTAAAAGCAATATGTTTAGACCGATGTTTCCTGTGGAACAAATGACTATGGCTTGCATATTGCCCAAAAGTAAAGATCAGCAGGATTGTCGTTAGTGGAAAATTCGTACTCTGTAAACTTACTCATATCACAATTAGATATGATGTCATCACCGCATAAATTGCGGTAGTAATCACCGCAAAACGGTGCATCTTCTCTGCTTGTTCTGCTTGTTCCATGCTCAGGTCTGCCAATGGTAGCGCAAGTCATAATTACTAGACCTTTGCACATCCTAGCCATGTTATTAAATGTCGCTATCCATTCAGGATTATGCTCAAAACACTCGCAACTTGCTACTACGTCAAAGGTATTGTCAGGAAACTCTAGCTTCTCTCCATACTCTACGAGATCAACTCCTTTACCTTCTCCGAGATCAACGCCAATATAGCTACAATTATCAAAAAACTGCCTTATGGAACCGTTTATATCTAGGCTTCCAATCTCCAAGATTCTTTTCTGGGAGAAATATTGCGGATGACTTTTCTTCAAGCTCGCTACAAAGTCTAGTTGACTCTGGTGACTCATTTTTTCTTTGCTTTGTTTGTTTTGGTACGGCTTCCACGCATGGGCAGACTAATCTCAATCTCGATCTTTCCGTTTTTCTTACCATTCTTTTCTTCTTTATCTTCCATCATGCAACCCTTACCGCCTTTGCACTCACCACCCTTACATTTAGAACAAGATTTCATGCCTTTCATTTGTTTCTCCTAGTTATTTCTTTTTGTTTCGATTAGATATTGCAGCAGCTTTCTTTACAGCGTCAGCCTTTGAGCTTGCGCCCCATGCCTTTAGACTCAATAACAGTCTAGTAGGCTCACCATTGGGTTTTTTCTCAGCACCAGGCATATTACCCATGCGAGCTAGAAAACTTGCCCTACGTGGATTATCGCCCGACTTAACTGGAGCTTTTAGGTTAGAGCCAGGATTCTCAGCTTCGTAAGACTTACGACCTTTCTCGTTAAGTCCACCTTTAGGATTCTTTCCTGCTTTCTTTGTCCAAGCCGCACTCATTTCTTTTTCTTCGCAGTTTTAGCAGCTAACTTGAAGTCTGCTTTAGTTGGCGCACCTTTAGTGCCAGGCTTATTCATTTTCTCGCCAGAACCCTCAGCTATGCGCTTACGTTTGCTATGAATATTGCTGTATAGTCCGGCTTTCATTTCTTGCCTTTCTTTTTAGCCACATTCGCAGAACTTAATGCAATTGCTAATGCTTGCTTCTTAGACTTGACTACTGGGCCACCCTTGCCGGAATGTAAAGTACCTTCTTTGAATTCGTTGTATACCTTACTTATTTTCTTTTCCTGCTTAGTTTTCTTCATCATTTAATCACCTGTAATTTACCGTTATCAAAGAGTAACCCAATTGTCTTTCTATGCGCTTCTTCCCACATTTCGACACGCTCTTGTTTACTTAAATTCTTGCCTTGATCCAGTTCCATGTGACAGGCGTAACATAAAGCAGCTATGCGGTAATCATGTGATTTTATACCACGTCCTTTACCGTCTCGCAACTGGTTTGAATGAGCAGCTACAACTGTTCCATCTGCTATCTGACAATGCTGGCAAGGTATATCTCTAACGATCTCAAGTAATGTTTTGTTCCTATATATCATTGTCTTTTTGTTAATGCCTATTTATTGAGCAGTCATAATTATCTGGTAGCATTCTTTTACAGCGTGCGGCTGTGTTTACTTGGAGAAAGTTATGATCACTATTACTGTTGGCGATATGGTTATTTATGTTGAGTCCGATGAAGTTGAGTTCGAGGACGATGGTTTTGAGTACGATGAAGAAGGCACTGCTTGGTCTTTCGATGAAGATGAAGGTATCTGGTACTACTACTCTGAAGATGACGATGAGTGGTACGCAGACGAGTTCGATTACTTTGAAGATGAAGTCTAAAACGTAGACTTGTCTACAAACCGATTAGAGGCTTCCTGAGAACGCCATACATCTACCCTAGCCTGAGCCGCTATGAGCATCCATCGTAGCGTCTCAGCCCTTTCTACAGCCTCCCTTAGACCTTCTAATACCGCCTGATATTCTGGATGAGCGTAAGCATCAGCCTCCTTCTCTGCCATCGTATTCTTCATGCTATTTTGAAAACATAATGCTTTCTTAGTCTTGCGGAATTCTGACAAGTAGGTTACGTCAGCTTTAGCCTTAGCGTATTCCTTTGAATGTTTGATTATGAAATCAATTGGAGCGTGCGGATCAGTCATTTGCCACTCTTTAGTAAATTGTTAATAGTCTCTACTGCGTTCTCTGGACTTGTGACTACATCTACCTGACCTTGCCAGTTGTAGTGCCAGATAACTTGATCTGGTGTCAGCTTCCATGACTTGTTACCGTCTTTTACTTCTAGCAGGAAGTTGTACTTAACACCGTACTTAGTTAATCCAACCAATAAGTCAGGACAACCCTTACCAATAGCGTGAAGGTGAGTAACTGACCATCCTTCTGCTCGTAATGCACGGACTATCTGTGCTTGATTATCGTCCACCCTCTTATACGTCATTGTTTCCTCTTGCTCTAATAACGTTAGCAGCTACTTTGTAATAATTAGATAAATTATCTTTTTTGTCCATATTGTCCATTAACTTTGCACACGCTTCACGCTCTGCTGCTATAGCATCTCCAACTAACTTCACAACCCATGCAGATACTTTCCTATGACCAGCTAAATCCTCTATTTCTTTGTTAGTCACGCCAATCTCCTTTTAAGCCTCTTGATCCTCGCTCCCACTGCTCTTTACAATCCTTCTCTAGTTTATCTGCTGCGTTATGTCCTCGCATCTTACGGACTAATTGCAAATAATCTGATGACTTGTTTCTATCCTGCGCTCTCCATCGTAATACTTGCCAGACTTCACACCGATGTCTTTCTTCCTCAAAAAACTCATTCATCCTCTGAACCTACCCTTGTTATCAAAGTCCATCGTAGCACCGCCCCAAGTCTCAATAAACTGCTGGCTACATTGATGGTAATAAAGTCCGTACATTTCCTGAGCTTCACCGTTGCGCTGTTTCTCGCACATCAAGTAAGCGTCAGGTAAATCCTCCTCGTACTTCTCTCCGTTACGCTTACGATTCTCTTTCTGCTTGTTGCGCCACATTAAGAATACGTTATCAACCTGATCCGTTATAGCTCCAGTACCCTTGATGTCGTACTTACCAGGCTGAACTTCCTCAGACTGTAACTTGCGAATATGATGGATTAAATGGATGTGTACATTATGATCTCGTGCCAATGCAGTTAGCTCATCGACAAAATATTTCTGCTCGTTGAAATTATCCTCAGCATTACAAACTTTCATTAACGAGTCAATAAAAATATGCTCGATTCCTAACTCTACAGCACAGTACCTAGCCATAGCGATAGTCTGGTTAGGAGTTGTAGAACCCTGCTGATCGTAGATGTAGAGATGCTCTCCTGCGAACTGGTTAAATCGCTGAGTTAGTCCTTTGATGTACTTCTCTCTATCGTTGGTAAGTGGATCGTCAATAAACTCACCAGCGAACTGTCTTAGCATCCTATGAATGGTGCTAGTAGGTTTCATCTCAAATGACGCTATAACGCACTTACGTTTCTGTTTAATTAAGTGCAAAGCTATCTGACCAGTTATCAGAGACTTGCCGCCACCGTTACCACCTGCGTACAAAGTTACCTCACCTAGACGAAAGTTAAAGTCATCCTGTGTCTTAGTCCACGGCATTTTCGCATTATCGTTAAGAGGTGGATTAATGTAGTTCTCTGTGATCTCATCAAGCCAATCTGAAACAATACGAACCTTCTGACCTACATCGTTATTCTTCAGATACTTTTCTACGTCAATATCCTGTGACTTTACTAATCTTGCTTTACGCTCAACGTCTAGTTGTACTGCTACTAATTCTAAGTTTGTAGTCATATATTTTTAAAATAAATTGTTTTGGATAAATGCTATTCCTCGTTCCCATCTTTGAGAGCTTTGATGTGACTCAATTCGTTCTCTCATAATGGCAGCTCTAGCTTCTTTAGTTGGTGGAGTATAAGTACCTTTCCATGCACTATCAATCCCAATATTTCTACCAATGTTTGTGCTATCTGCGGATGAAAAAGGAAATTTAGTAAATATGTCTGGATTTAACATTCTTAATCCATGTATTTTAGATTTTGGTAATCCTTCATCATTACAAATAATATCCATTGCTTGCGACATTCTTGTCCACCATTCAATAGTCCCAATGTTTGCAAATTCACCAGAAGAACCTAAACAAATTCTTGGATACTTATTTACTAATCTTTCAAGCCTTTCTAAACTTTCATGTAAATGCCAAACTGGCGCACCAATATAAACAGGAAAAGGAAATTCATCTAATAAAAAATCATTAGCATCCTCATCCCCATCAATTACGTCAGGAATTACCGCAAAATCAAATGATGGATGTCTTTGTAATTTCTCAACCCAACTATAAAAGTCAGTCCAATCAACTACAGGCTTACCTGATTTCCAGGCACTAAAAGCACCATTATCTACAGCAAATGATTGCGATACCTCTAAAGCTATTGTTAATTGGTCTGGATGCCTAAATGAAATAAAAGCATGACCTCCATTTATTGCCCTATGAGCTGCTGTGGCTGGAGTAATTGGTAATCCATGATAATGAATCATGAGTCACCATAAAGAATACAAGAGTCTCCACCTACAGGCCTTTCAACTTTTACCCAAGCTATCGGAAAAACTTTTTTTATGTGGTTGTAAATAAATACACACAATGACTCTAGCGTTTGATGTGGCAAATCATCTATTTCGTTTAAAAATCTATGATCTAGTTTGTTTTTAATTTTTGCAATTTCTTTTTTTAAGTAAAATAAATCCACTGTTTCTTCTTTATTTTTCGATAACTTAAAATAAGCAACCATTCCATTTTTACCTTCATAGCCTTTAATTGCTATCGTTGCAACGTAAGAATGTCCATGTATTCTTTTGCTTGGCTCATATTCTTCTAATGGAACAAGTCTTGTTAATGTATGAGCTGCTTCAAAAGCAAATTTTTGTGATAGCTCTAATTTCATCGTATATACCTCGCAGCCTCTATGATCCGTTCTTGTGCTTTTCTTAAACGTGATCTGTCATTATCAGTTAATTTAACTCCGTTAGCTAGATTACTTGCAGCCACAGATACTAGTACGGACTCGAACTCAATAACCCTAAGTAAGTCTGTTGCGTAAAAAGCATTTTTAACTTTAGGTTTATGATGAGATAACTTATCGTCAGGTGGAAATAATTCACCTATATCCATTCCGATAGCACCGACTATTTCCTGAACAGAACAACCACCAAAGCATTTCAATAGGATACGACCATCTTCTGTCTCTCTTATCGCTAGAGAAGGACTACGATCCTCATGGCTAGGACAGCAAGCAGTCCACCTACCTCTACCACCTTTTACTTTCGTTAGACGATTGAGTAAGTTTTCTACGCTCATTTAGCACCTCTCAGTCTGCCATCGAATACTGGTTTATTTATAACGTTAGACTTAGGTTCATAAATATCACTCCAGTTATTAGCAATACTTGTGTTCATAGCTAATATTGGATCAAATCCATTATCTTTAATCTTTTGTAATTTAGATAACATTAGCTGTTTAGCTTTTTCTGTCATTGGCTTTTTGATAAAACTCCTAAACTCAACAAAGTCTTTCCAATGAGTTTCTGGCAACCAACTAGGAAGCTCTATATTTATTATTGAAGATGAAGAAGAAGATGAAGATGAAGGGGTTGGTTTTTGCTTAACCTCTTTTTCAACCTTAAGGTTAACCTTATCCTTAACCTTTAAAGCAGGATTTCCTCCTAGTTTCCCACCTAAAGCCCTGATATTCCTAAGATTTTCGTCTTTTACCATTCTTCTACTAACGATAGCTCCATCAATTAAGTCATAAACTCCAGCCTGACTTAATTCAGAAAGCCAACCTTCTACTTCAGGTAAGGTTTGCCCAACCATACGAGCAAGGTTGTCTGGAAGGATAACCTTATCGCCAACCTTAAGATAACCATAAGGATTACCTTCGTGCATATAGCAGATCATATCCATCCATAAACCTCTAGCCCCAATAGAGCAAGAACGTAGTGCAGTATCACGTAACCAATCAGAAGGATAAAATTGAAATGAAGGTCTTTTACTCATCATCAACCTCCACGCCTTTATTCCATAAATCGTCTAATTCATCTTTAAAATCCTCTACCATTAATTTCAAATGCTCAAATTGCTCTAAAGTTAAATAAACATCAACTTTCTTTCCATATTCAAAAGATTCCTGCTTTATTCCTATTAATCCACCATGAGTTATATAAAATTCAACTCCTTGAGTACCTTTAAGTTTTAACATTGCTTTTTCCAATAAAAAAAGCCCTAGGTGAGACTCTCGATCTATGATCGTTGGCAGACTGGTGAGTAACCAGCAGAGTCCCATCTAAGGCTTACTCGTTAAATGCGCTGCCAAGCACATACCTACTATACCGTTTTCTGTCTGATCCTGCAAGTCTTACAAATATCACTACTCTTAAACTGTATTATTGACCGACTACGCTTGCAGACCGGACATAACTTCGTTGAGAACTGATAAGTCGTTTCCTGTTTCTTCTTTTGCTCCATTGCTTAATCCTATGTGGCAGAAGTCTCGTAAAACCTGACCTCTTGGTGAAACTCTTGGTAAAAAATACTTGCTCGATAATGGCGTAAACGGCTTAGGTTCACGTGGTTTAACGTACTCCACACCTTCTATCTTAATGCCTGTTTTAAGCAGTCCAGAAGGGCTGTAGGAGCCTTTATACTCCTTCAGCAACCCTTCTCTTACTAGCTCGTCAAACTCGCACCTGAGATTGGCTAAAGTCGGTGCGTTCATCATTCCGTAAGCCTCGACAAACTGCTCAGGACTTAGCGGATGATTCTTGAGGAAATTCATGCAAATTTTATATCTCTTAGTGCCTTCTTTCGGCAGCTCTTGAAACATATCACTCATCTTTATCCTCTACCTGACGCTTACGCCACAATGACTCTGACTTAGCCATTTGTTCCTTGAATTTCCTTGTGTTCTCACGTATCTCGTCTAAACGATCTTCACGCTCGTTATATTCACGCTCAAACTCTTTAAACCATACTGGATCTCTCATCTCCATCTCCTATAACATTAATAAAATAGTAACTGACACACCTAGTGATACAGCTACCAACACACCTACCGCTAACCCTGTTATTGCTAATCCTATTAATTTATTCATCGTTTCCTCCAATGAACGGATAGCTTGCCATACTTTTGATGTTTCTGGTTATAAATTATTCCTATTGATTTCTATGTTTCTATTAATAAATAGTTGTTGACCA